AATTAAGGTCTATTGCTGCCATTATGCCGCCTCGTACATTCCGCTAAAAGATATGATGTCGCCGGTTGTCCATGTACTGGGAAAGGGTTTAGTATTGTCTGAAATGTCAATAAGGGACGTGTAGGTACCGGCAGCATAATAAGCGTAGGCATATACGGCGCTAGTAGAATTTCTGCGACCCCTGCCCATAAAATGAGTCGTTGTATTTGCATCTAAAAAAGTAAAAAGAATACCGTTTGCTAATGTGTTCAGACTTGCTGCCGTTACTGGCACAGTCATGCTTACATTTCCCGTAATGCTAGTACCGCTTCCAAATGTTAAAGAACCTGAAACAAAAACAACTCCGTTAACTTCTGCATATTTAGCGCTGTTCGTAGCGGCGGCCCCGCCAGAGCCTAACGTTATATTACCCCAGGTGGGCGTATAGGCGGTCCAGTCGCCTATGCTGTTAAGTTGTGCCGCTGTTAAGACGGCGCCGGCGGTAAAATCAAACGGGTTAGCCATGCGTTTAGCCTAGCCTATTCTCGCCCAATATGCCGACATTCGTTTTATCGAGTGTGATGGACTGGTTTTCGGCTGCTGGTAGTAGGTCAAGGCTGATAGTGGTGCTGTTGGGCGTGGCGAAGATTTGGCGTCCCGCGATGACACAGTTGTAGGTTTTGGGTGAGCTGGCGCCTTTTGGGGTGAATGTGACCGCCGCTACTGACCAGAGGCCGGTGGCTACGTCTAAAAAATCGGCGTAGTTTTGGCGGCTGCTTGAGTCCATTTGAGTATCGACGGCTTCTAATAATATGCTGAGTTGTTGCGGCGTGTAAGTGACGTCGCTAAAACGGTTAACCCAGAAATCGCCGATAACGGCCTTATTTGCTTGAGTGGCTCCACCGAAAGACCACGTTATCACTTTGCTATATGTCACCGACCTGACGCCGAGCGTATCCTGTGAGGTGGTGTCGTTTGATACGTTCGCTGGTTCTCCCGTCACAGGGTAGACGGCTTGAATACTGGCCTGGTTGATCGTATTAACTAGGTTGTATTGGGTCGATACTTTCTGCATCGGGAACTTATCGGCGGTTTTATCAGCCGTAAACTCAAAAACACGGTAATGGTCGGTACTGCTGACGCTTTCTTTCGTCATAAGGCGATTAATGTAGCCGGCGTTTAGTGTCCAAGTGTTCGACGAGTAGGCGGCGGTAGTCGGGTAAATAATAGCCGGCCCTGATGGTAGTACTTGTGCGTTAAGGTGGTCCTTAGCTGTCCCAGAGTCAAATTCGTCTATGATGCCCCAAAAACCAGGCGCTGTTTCTGACCCTGCCGGAACATTATTTTTTTTATTAATGGCGGTTACTGTGTCGCTGGAAGCCCCGAATTTGGGGAACGGTACGGCGGTGATGCCGCCGCCTCCGTTAAGTATCGTTTGGCCTATCGTGTCAAGAACTCCGTAAGCGGTGGTTACGTCTACTTCTTTTACTTGGTCGCGGCCAGCGTAAGAAAAGAAATCCGCTAGCGTGAGCATCACGGTCGCTTGTTGCCCGTCGTCCTGAAAGTCGATATCGACGACGACCATATCGGCGACGTCCGCTGTGCTGGTCGCCGAGCCGTCGTTAATATCACAAGTAAACTTAATGATTTTAGAAAACCAGTCAAAGGCTTGATGAGTGCCGCCCGCTGATGGGGTAAAAATGTTGCTGTTATTATCTAGGTGCATGTAGCCGTTATATGAAGCATTACGAGCTATCTGTACTGACTGGTGGAGAGAAAACCCTAAAACGTAGCTGGTTAGGTCGGTGGTCGCTGAAGCGTCCTTGAATTCGACCTGCCAAGTGTGCGAGCAGGCCATTAAATCCTCACTAGGTTACTAGTCGCTATATCAGCGGCCCCGTTCTGCCGAACATACCGCTGTAACGCTGCCACAACGTCCTGGCCGTCAGACCCCGCCGGCATATTTATGTTAATATCATAGTTTGCTTGTCCTGTTGGCCTGTTGCTGGGGCTTCCGTAAACCATGTCGTGCAGTATTTCGGGCGGTAGCAAATGTTCAAATATATTTGGGTTATTCATCCCTAACTGTGGTATAAGGTTATCCATCATAAATGCTTCGGCGAATTTTGCAATGTTTGAGTTAATTAAAGCTTCTTCGATCCCTTTTTGGCCTAAAGATCGACCGAGATCTGATTCGCCTGCTGATTCTGCTGAAAAAAGATCTGTTAAGAAATTGCCAGCTTTACCTATCAAATTCTCGACAAATGGTCCTGCTTCTTCATTTACAAATTCTTCTAATTTGCTGCCTTCATATAAATTCACAGCGTCTTCATATAGGCCAGTAAAAAAATTACTTAATGATGGTATAGCCGTGTTTTTTATATAATTTATTGTATTTTCAAAAGCCGTATCGAGTTTTGGCCAAACGTCAGTTAAGAAAAACTCTATGTCGTCTTTAATATCTCCTACCAAGGATTTGCCTAAATCGATACCAGCAGTAACAAAATTTTCGGCCCAGCCTATAGCTCCTTTAATGGCGGGCGCCCAGTCCTCAAATTTATCTAAAACCACTTCGAGGCCAGCAGCGAACCTTTCCGCTATTGGTATTAAAGCCGTCCCCATAGTTATGCCAAGGTTTTTAAGGCGAGCGTTTAAAATTCTTTGTTTATTAGCTAAGCCGTCCGACGTCCTGGCAAAGTCGCCCATAGCTCCCTGTTCGCCGAGCTGCTGCATGATGAGGGAATGGCGGGCCATGATCTTCTGGCCTTCGGTGAGTTCATCGCCGACGCCGACGAGGCCCATTTCGACCGCGTGGGCTTGCACCGACGCCGCCGTCATAAGCACGCCCACAGATTGCAAAGGCTCCATACTTCCCATAAGGCCGGCTCGTAGTTTTTCGACGGCTTCCTCTGGGCGTAAATTATTAAATGAGGCAATGTCTGCGGCTGTGGTAACCATGCCATCGGCAAAAGATGATAAATCGTCCCCTGCTAGCCCTGACGCCTTGCCAAATACACCAAAACCCGCCGCTGCTTCAAGATATTCGGCTTTGCTCATGCCGACGGCGGTAGCTGCCCCAGCCGCTGAAGCTTCAATCGAAGCCGACGCGCTACCAAAAATTTGTTTAGCTTTTGATAAGCCTTCCTCGAAATCGACTGCCAGGTCTAACGATTTGACGCCCAAACCTGCTATAGCGACACCGGCAGCAATGGACATGCGGCCTAAAGCCTTACCGAATTTCGCGATAGAATCATTCGCTTTACCTAACGATTTACGAAAAGGTTTTGAATCGCCGGCTACTACTACGTTAATGATGCTGGTTTTTTTTGCCATTAGAGGCCCGCTTTTCGCTGTATTTTTTTAATACCTTCAAAATAGGTTTCAAATACTTGGTTGTGCCGTTCGTCGAGGGCGTCGTACAAAAACGGGTTTGGGTGTATGGGGCCGCCCCTCCAGCCTTTGGCGGCGTCGGGTCGTGTAGCCCACCCAAAATGTACGGGGCCAGCGTAGGGGACTCGCTTGAATCCTGCCCGTACCCGTCCGGCTGTTTGCGTTCCTGCCGCCCGTATGCTTTGTTTAAGGCGTCCTGTGCGTACGGGGGCGAGCGCTAAAGCCCTATTCATGACTATTTCGGCCAGGTCTTGATGTAACCCTTTTAGATCGTCAAATTCTTTATCAAGCATGGAAAGTCTACGGCGAAGTTGTCTCATGCCTTGAGCTTCGACTGTTGTGCCTATTCGGGTCATAATTTGTTTTGCCGTTTCTGTTGTTCTTTCACCATGTGATTGTGGGCCACCAGTATGGCGTTAACCATGTGCGGCTCCATTTCTAACAAGTCGGCGACCGGCTGTCCGGTCACTAACCCTAGCCTAGCGATCGCATAGGCCGTGTGTCTTCTACTAAAGGGTCTGGTTCATCCTCCACAAGCGTGATATCTTCGACGTCGTGGGTGACCCATTCGTCAAATAATTTAACTACCCGCCCTGATTGTCGAGTAGCCTGCCAGGCTATCCACGCGATATGTTCGATGCTGGGCGCCCCTGTGAACGCTTCGCCTAACGTGGTTTTGTATTCACGCTCGAACGCTATCGCCGTTTTTATTGTTATACCGACCGTGTACGGGTCGCCTTCTTTCGGCTCTACTTGTAGCCGTATAGATGAGCCGAGCATATTTTATGAAGTCGCTTTCGTAATCGATCCTGTGATTGGCCAGGAAATCGAGTGCGTCGCCAATTCGCCGACTGATCCGTTGAGCGTGTCCCAACTCGTGACGATAGCGTTAAACGTGTACGACGGGTTCGTCGCTGACACGCTGGCCGCTACCGGCTTGACGACTACGGCGGTAGACGTGCCGACAAGCGGGAAGATCGTCGCCTCGGTTTTAGATGCTGCGAAATCGGCGTTGAACTCGATATCGACAGTACCGGATTTCAGGCCGCCAATATACGAACGACTAGTATCGCCCATAGCGGTGTCCTCTAGGTTGTCGGCTGATTGTGACAACGTGACGCTAGTAACATACGTAGATAGGTCTACGCTGTTAATCGTTACGCTGGCATTGTTTAACATAAATGTGGCCATGTTTTAATTTCCTTTTTTAGGTGGGTTTTCAGGTTTCAAATGCCCCGCTTCTATGAGGGCTTCGATATTGGCGCCCGCCAACGATTTCTCGGTTACGGTGTCGCCTTGTTCATGTCCCGCGAGATTATCGCTAAGGACCGTGTATTTGTTGCTCATGCTGCCAAAACCTCCAAATCTAGCTGGCAAGATAAGAATACCGCATCGGCAAAGGATATGGGGCCATAGTTGCGGGCGTTCGTGACCTGCACCGCCGACGCTTCCCCGCCCAAAGTCTGGTCGGCTTCTAAAGCGGTCGGTACGGTGACGAGGTAGTCGTCTAAAAGTTCCTGATTCGATGCTGTTTCGAAACGTTGAGCTGCGATTGTGATATCGAACCTGATGGTTTTAAGGCCCGTCGCTACCGTACCCATCGCGTCATGGTAGGTGATGGCATTATTTGACGGTATGACGATGGCGCAAGGCGGGGTTACGAAATCGGGTACAAAGTCGTAGACGGTGACGAACGCTTGGGGCGACGATACAGCCTCTAATCTTGTTTTTATTTCTGCCCGTATTTCGTGGTAGTCCATTAGGCGGCCGCCGGTATCTTCAAGCCTCGTAGTAGGGCGATAACTTCAGGGTCGGTGCGGCTGATTCGTACAAAGCCGACGTCTACGCTACCAGCTTGGAAACCTAGCGGACTGCTACGCCTCTGGTAGAGCCTGGCGGCGATAACGAGCGAACATTGTTTGATCTGGTCGGGTACAGCCATCCCATACCCGTAAAACGCTGTTACTTCGACCGTAGGGCGCCCGTAGCGGTCCCTTGGCCACATGTCCCCATCTACCCGCTTAATGACCCTGTACGGGGCGTTGTTGCCGTTTACGACGTAATCTGTGGTTATGGTAAGGGTAGTGTCGTATGTTCCGTCGAGATTTGTGTCTTCTTTGACGATAAGGCCGGTTAGTTGGGCGACATCATCTACGTAGAGGGTGTAATCATCGTACGGTATGAACGTTTTAGCGGTCGCCCCGCTGGGTACGACGAACGTTCGGCCCGTTATCTGGTCGATTTCGGCGTCGGCGGCTGCGATAGCGTTATCAATGGCCGTATTTTCCGACGACGTGGCCGACGGTATACCTAAATAGGCTTTGACGAGCGCTTGGCTGGTGTAGGCCATTTAATTACCTACTTTTTTTTCGCTGGGGCTTTTTTCGCTGGAGCCTTTTTCGCTGGAGCCTTTTTTTCAGGTTTCTGTATCCGGCTAGGTGCCTGCTTTTCCCATAATTCTTTAGACATGGTGTCCTTTCTCGAAAGGTAGGCGATGGCTCCGGCTACCAGAGCCACCGCCCACGATTCAATGGTTAGAAGCTAGGTGCTACTAGTCCGGTACCGCTAATCATGCTGACGGATGCTGGGTAGCGTCCACCAATAAAGCAAGCGTACTGATACGCGACCAGGGTAACGGTTAAATTCAAACCGGCTGTCTGATTC